GACACCGTCGAGGGCCTGAGCAATGTCCTGCCTGGTGCCCATGATCACGCGACCGCGATCACCCGGAAGGGAGCTTCGAGCCGTTCGATCTCGGCGTCGAAGTTGGGCAGGCGGACTGGTGCGTACTCGCCTGAGGTGTCAGCGCTGAGGCCGAGCGGGAGCTGACGTGCGGCCGTCTCCCGGGCGCAGCGACGGAGGACGGCCTGAGCTAGCGGGACTGGGTACTCGGCCGGCAGCCAGGCACACGAGGCCGCCTGGAGGGCGACCTCGGTGTCGAGGATCTGCTGAAGCTGCGCGTCCGTCAGGGACTGGGCGGTGACGTTCGCCCAGTCCCTGACGTCTTGCACGGTCGGGACGTCGGCCACGACTACCGGCTGGCCTTACCGGCGGAAGCGGCGTCAGCGGCGACCTCCGGGGTCGTGGTGACCTTCTGGATCGCGTTCGGCTCAGTCACGACCGCCAGCGCCCGGGTCTCCGCCAGGATGATCAAGATGTTGCGGAGGAAGTAGTCGGCGTGGGAGTCGGTCATATACAGGCTGGTCGAGCCCCGCTCGAAGAGGGTGACCCCGGTCTTGAAGTCACCGACGTAAGCGGTCCCGGGCGGAATCGCTCCGACCGCGATGGCGCGCAGACCCCAGAACGAGTTCTGGAGCTGAGGCCCGGCCACCGTCGCACCCATCACCGCGATATCGAGGCTGGCGAAGTCAGCGGGGTTCAGCAGGATCGCGTTCGCTGAGGCATACCCTGCGGCCTGGACGTTGCCGAGCGCGACCCGGATCCCGGCGAGCAGGTCGTCACCGCCGTCGACCACCGGGATGGTCGCGTCAGCGGTCAGCGCGTCAGCGGTGAGCGCTTCCAGCTTCGCCAGCACGCCACCTCGCAGCGCGGACTCCACGATCTGCTGGATACGCGGAATGTCCTCCAGCGCCTGACGGGTGATGCCCTTGTCGTGAGCGATGGTGTCCAAGGCGCCGCTCTTCACCGTGGGCGCGAAGTTCGCCTCCGGCTTCAGCGCGCCTTCCGCGACGACCTGGGCGAGCGGGTAGGAGCCCGGCCAGATCACCCATTCGACGTTGCCTGAGCTGACGGTCTCCCGGCCCACCGAGTCGAGCAGCGGGGTCGTCATCTTCCACGGGGTCGCCGCGAAGATCGAAGGTGGGGTGTCGACGAACGTGGTGTCGATGGGCGCCCGGGCTTCGAGGACGGAGCCGACCTCGACCCGGCCGGAGATGCCGTGACCGTCGTAGTTGCGGAAGGCGTCAGACGTGGTCAGCGCGTCACCCCAGCCGCACGGCTGACGAACCGCGAGCGCGGCCCCGGGCTGACGGGTGGCCGGGGAGCTGACCGCGTCGAGCGCGTCCGCGTTCGTGGTGAGCTGATCCTGGAGCTGGGCCCAGGAGCGCTGACCTTGCAGGTAGGTGTTCTGCTCAGCGATGTCGGAGTCGAGCTGAGCGGCCCGCTCCTGCCAGCCGCGCTGACGGTCCTTCTCGGCTTCGGTCAGCTCACGGTCATCACTGAGGGCCTTGTCGCCCATCTGCTGCATCAAGCCGGCGAGCGCGTTGCGTTCGTCGACGAGCTTCTTGAGGTAGAGGTGCATCGGGGTGCCTTTCGGTCACTAGCTGCGAGGTTGAGTCGCGGCCAGTGCCGATACCGGTACCGGACATTGCGTAGCTTGTCCGGTGGCGATTAGGCGGTGCCCGTTCGGAGCCTTCATACCACGTGACCGGATCAGCCCACAAGGCCGTCAGATCGGCACGTGTGGCCTGCCAGAGGGGTCACGGCTTGATCGGGTGGACGAAGACCTGCCCGCAGCGCGTGCAGATGTCGACGTGAGCCTGGCGCTCCCACTCATGATCAAGGAGCGCGCAGGCGACCCGGCGGAGGGTCAGCCTGAGCGGCCGGGTCACCGGTAGGCCCAGCCCGGGACCACCGGGCTGAGGTCCAAGTCGACGGTCGGGGTGTGCATCACGTCGTAGGCCTCCCTGAGGGCGAGGACCTTCGCACCCTCGTAGGCCCCGATGCTGAGCAGGCTCACCTCTTTGAGCTGACCCTCCACGACCTCGGTTTCGCCGTCGCGGCCCCGCCTGACCTGGACGGGTCGGAAGCCGACACTCATGGCCGGCAGGTAACCCTCCTCCAGGTCCCGGAGCGTCTCATCACCGAGGGTGCTCTTGCGGATCTGGAAGGTGCCGTACAGCCCGTCCGCTTCGTCACTGAGGGCGACGGCCCGGCCCACCGGGTGAGCATGATCATGGCCTCGGAAGAGGAAGATCTTGTCGGCGCGCTGAGCGGTGCTCTTGGTGAAGGCGCCGCGGAGGACCCGCTCGCCGCGCGGGTTCGGGGTCAGAAACGAGACCTCGTCGTAGGGCACGCAGCAGCCGATCAGCGTGCGGCCCTCCGGGTCCACGCCACGGAACTCCATCGGTAGCTGGTGCATGATCACGTGCCCTTCTTCGTTTTCGGCTTCGGCCGGTTGCGGCTCAGCCGCCGGTCTCGCTTGGTCCCCTTGGACGGCTTCCCACCCATCACTTCTTCCTTTTCCCTCGGCGGCCGGCGTTGGCGATCTTGGCGGCCTTCTCCTTGCTGTAACCCTTACGACGTAGAGCCTCGTAGACCCGGGGCCGCTTGATGCTGCGCATCTTCTTGCCAGGCACGTCAGACCACCGCCTCCTCAGCCTCAGCCTCGGCCGTCAGCTCAGCGGGCTCCGGGTCCTCGACGAGGGCCCGACGCGGGGCCGGCTCCGGCTCAGGCAACGGCGGCCGGTCCTCCAGCTCACGGACCTCGTTCACGGTCATGAAGCCGGAGGCGATGGCCGTCTGGTAAGCGGAGTAGCGGGTCGAGGTGTCGGCCCGCAGCGTTCCGTCAGTGATCACCTTCACCTCGGTGCCGGCGGGGAACTGCGCGTCCAGGCTGGCTTCGATCCGCCGGATCCACGGCAGCAGGGTGAAGGTCCGCAGCTCAGTCATCCGCGACTCGACGTTCGCGTAGGTCGAGGAGTCACCCGGGACGCCGAGCATGTAAGCCGGCACCCCGAAGGCCAGCGCGATATCCCTGAGGCTCCAGGTCTTCGCCTCGCTCAGCCCGGTATCGACGGGTGAGATGGTCAGCGGGACGAAATCGGTGGTCGCGTTCAGCACGGCGATCTTCTTCCGCGCGGTGCCGTGACGGCCCATCCACCGGGTCTGCAAGGTGGTCGCCTGATCCTCAGTCACCTGGGGTGCGTTCACCTTCAGATAGCCAGACGGAATCCCGTTGGTGAAGATGGAGCTGGCGTAGTCGCGCATAGCTGAGCTGAGCGCGATGTCCGCGGCGAAGCGCTCCAGCACCCCGGTGCCGAGCTTCCCGTTCGCGTAGGGAGGCTCGCCGCGGAGCCTGATCACCCGGGCCGGGTCGAGTTCGTACTCACCGACCCAGTAGGAGCCGCCGGGCCCGTACCGCTCAGCCGGAGCGATCTTGATCTTCTGAGGGTCCAAGACCGAGAGCGGCTGGTTCAGCGGCCCGTCGAGCGGGTCAGTGGGGAGCGGGTTGCCGTAGGCGTCGACCGGCGGCATCGAGTAGACGAAGCCGTCACCAAACCAGAGCGCGCTGACGATCCACTGGGTCCAGAACTCGACGCTGCTCAGCGCGTCGAAAACGACGGTCGGGCTGATCCGCCGGTCGACCCGGAGGAGCTGAGGGTCACTCATCCAGCGCGGCGTGACCTGCTCGTCGTAACCCTTGTAGACCTTCCACGGGAGCCCGGCGATGGTGTCAGCGATGATCGAAGTGCAGCGGAGTACCGCCGGCAGCGCGTCAGCTCCGGTCAGCGTCCCCGGGAAGCGCGCGTCAGGCGGAGGGTTGCCGAAAGCGTTCGGGCCTCCCCCGCCGGGCCCGTCCACCCACCAGAAATGCTGCTGATCATGCTCCCAGCCGTCAGGTGAGTTGACGAGGATATCCCGGCCGTAGTCGGTGGCGGTGTGAACTTGGACCCCGCGTAGCTCAGGGACCGAGTGGGCCGGCCAGAGCCAGTCCTTCAGACGCTCCAACATGAGGGCTCCTTCACCAGATCATCGGGACATCGAGGGCCGGCGTGAGCACGCGCTCGTGATCACAGGCCCAAACGGCGAGGGCCGCGCCGGTCAGCGGGGAGATCGGCACAGCCGCTGACCGGCGGGCGAAGGCCCAGCCCTCACCGACCGTCCGCGAGGCAGCGTTCGCTGCGGCCTGGTCGAGGGCCGGGTCAGGGTGGTGGGTGATCATGCCGGTGGTGAGCCCGCTCAGCAGCCGGGCGCAGCTCGCGGCGAAGTCCCGGCCGCCGAGCGCGTCCGTTTCGACCCCGGTCAGACGTAGGACCTCCCCGACGTCACGGGCCGGGCCGGCGTCGTCGTAGGTGACCGGGACGCCGTAGACGGAGCTGAGGGAGGCGAGCTGGTCGACCAGCCAGCCGTCACCGCGCTGGTGGGAGCTGACGCGGACGTGGGTGGTGGCGCCGACCTTCCAGGCGACCATGATCGTCGCCCAGGAGCGGTCGGTGGCGACGTCGAAGCTGAGGCCGAGCTTGCCGCGCTCCGGCTCACCGGCCACCTGGCTCAGGGTGGCCGCCCAGATCGAGCCGGGGATGACGGCTCGGCTCAGCTCGTGGGACCAGATCCCGAGCCGCTCCTGACGGAAGCCGTCGAGACTCATGTTCTCCCGCTCGTCACGGATCGCCTTGATCCCGATCAGCTCAGGGAAGCCGGGGTTGGCCGCAGCCCAGGCCTCCTCGTCATCGGGGTCGGCGTCCCGGTCAGCGGCGTACTCGACGTAGCAGAACCGTGAGCTGTCGCCGCGCTGGCCGCGCTCACC